TTATCTCTCTATTTCGGTGATTGGCGAACTGCTTGTTGTATTCGGTTTAATTTGGGTATTTTTCATTAACTAGGAAAAATACCTTATAGCCATTTTTTGAAAAGACTGCGAGAAAGGGGCGAGTCTGGGCGACTGTTTCTAAATGCGAATGAGAATCATTCTCACTTGGAAAAAGGTACACCTGTACCTGACGGGGTGTATTACCACACCAACACACCACCACACCAGCACACCGCCACAGTCGCAGGCGCGCAGCGCCAAAGTGCGAAAGTGAAGTGCAAAAGTGAAGGTGCTCTGCGCCGAAGTGCAAAAGTGAAGTGGAAAAGTGATGTCTGCCGCGAAGCGGCGCCGATTATACCACAAATCGCTGAGAAAGTCAAGTAATTTTTGCGCAAAAAAGGGAAGTTTTTACACTTCCCTAGTCTGTCTAGCTTACTGCGTCGAGCAGTGTCGCTAAGTCTCTTGCATTTGCATTGACTAATGAATTTACTTCTATGCCTAATGCTTTCTCAATGTCTCTGACTATCGCTGATTTTAGAACTTTTGGTTGACCTTTGGTTCTAACCTCTTTGACGTACTCTACTTGCATGTTGATCGCTTTGCTGATAACTGATCTGAGAGTTACTCCAAATTCTGATGCTAATTTTTCTGCTACAGCTTTGTCTATAGGTGCTGATTGCCTGATTTTTTGTTCTTGTGCTGCTGTGTATGCCATTGTCGGTTCTCCGTTCTGATTGGGACTATTCCCGAATCGATAAAAGAATTATAGAGGCAAACAGATAAAAAGTCAAGAGAAATTTTGCACTACTGCGGCAAAATATGTCGCAGAGACTGAGCCGCGCCGATTATACCACCAATGACCAAAAAAGTCAAGGGAAATTTTTGGAAAACGGAAAAATAATTATAATCAATAGGTCTCAGCTGATAAATTTGTATAGATTGCGGCAAAGGGCTTTGCAAAGCCATTTGCGTATAGGCGCACTCTGCGCCAAAGTGCAAAAACGAAGTGCAAAAGTGATGCCGTGCGCATTATACCGGCAAAACCTACATAAGTCAAGTTAAATTTGGTTAATCGCACTTAATTTCGTATATTTCTGCGTAGCAGATCGATTACGCGGACCGCCCCTCGGAGGTCATTTGCGTTGGTCTAATGAGTAAGATTCTTTCAAATAAATTGTGTAATTGTGTTAATTTTAGTTGACATTTGATGCGTTTGCCTTCATAATACTTATAAATCGAAATTGGGAAGCAATTCAGAAATAAGGAAAAAATGAATGAAAGAGCAATGACGAGACAGGCTGAGAATCTTTTTAGACCAGTAGTCTCCGAGCCTTTAAATAATCCTTCTGGGTTGTGACCCACCAAATATAGGGAGTATCAATATGACAACAATAAGCATAACAATGATGTGTTTACCAAACTTTCACTTATCTAAGTTGAAAGACGACCAAACACCAGAAGGCAAAGCTGCTAGAAAAGAACTACAAAGAAGAAAACAAGTAGGCTTTTATATCGACTGCCAAGAAGAAAAAGCAGAATTTATTAAAGAGCAAGAAGAGCTTGCTAGAAAGAAAGCTTTACAAGAAGCTAAGGAGACATAATGGCAATAGTAGGAAAAGGCGTAAGCTTTGAATTAAAAGACCACTTACTCTGCATTGAGATAGACACAAGTCAAGATTTCGGATTGAGTGGAAGTGGTAAATCAAATATCATAGCAACATCTTCGGGTAACAAACCTATAGAAGTAAATGGCAAAACCATCTACTTAGGGCTGAATCTGTACGAGAAAGTATAGTGACAACAATTCAGAAGATGAAAGTAAGGGATTGGGTAAAGAAGTGGGATGTACTGCTACTTACCCTAGCCTTCCTAGCACTAAGTGTATTACTCATAGTGCTAGAACATGAGGGAGTTATTTAGAGACAACAGAAAAATAATTCTTGACTTTTTAGGTAATTTCAATCATAATACATAATATGAAATTCACTAACATAATTAATAAATTAAGGAGAAAACCAATCGTGGCAGACACAAATAATTATACAAATGAACAAGTAGAACAAATGGTAAGCAGATATACTGCTGACCCGACAAGAGCGACAGTAGATGCTCTTGCGAATGAGTTCGGTAAAAGTGTGAGAAGCATTATTGCTAAACTAAGTAGAGAAGGCGTTTATGTCGCTCAGCAAAGGACTACTAAAGCAGGAGAACCTGTGATTAGGAAGGCAGACTTAGTAGCAATTATACAGACAAAGTTAGAGGTTGAGAAACTTGAAACACTAGTCAAAGCTTCAAAAGCAGACTTAGAAACCTTACTCGAAGCAATCCAGTAGTAATTCTCTAGTTTTAGATTAGAGTAGTAAATCTAGTTGCTTCAGATTCCCGAGACTTCGGTCTATGATGGGGACTCTAAGGCGATAATAGAGTATAAATTAAGTATCGTAGAACAAGCATGACAGCTGTCAATGACGAGTTCGACACCAACTGCGACCTGCAAAACTCAGTTGTAAACCTAACTCAGCAGGGGGTAATTGAAGCGTAGATTATGACCCAAACAATCTCGTAGCATCTCCTACCGACGGAGGCTTAATGAGTTCGGTTAGTGACTATTAGAGTAGTCCCCTGATAAAAACAGGGTTACAAAAGTGACGTGACGGCAAGTAGCGAAATGCGAAAGAGGGCTAGTCCCTCACCGTTACTCCTCGAGCCTTAGGAGTGAGTATAAATATGGAGCGTAGGAAATGTGTCAATGCAAGTCACGACTGGAAAGCCCCCAACCAGCATAAATATCAGAGGGCAAAGAACACTCAGTGTGCGAGTCAGGTATTGACCCAGACCATCAAGTAATGTGAGCATAGTGTTGACAAGAGGTAAGGAACAGACTGTTATGGCGTTCCACATCGAAATTGCGTAGAAGAGGGGGCAGTTCGAAAAGTTTAATCAATTTGGCGTAAGCCAACAACAGAGGAGTGCAAAATGTCAGTATTATTTGAAAAAAGACAAAAAGTCCTAGTCCGTGGGAGTAACTATGGTTCATCAAACCAAAGACAGTACGGAATACAATTTAGAAGTATGGCAATGGTATCTACGGAAGAACTATTCAAAGCTCTAAATGAAGACAGAACCAAGCCTAAAATGAAGGCTAAAATCAGAAATGAGATAGTAAAAAGAGGTATAAGGATAGTAAAAAAATGAATAATTATATAGAAAGATATAGAAAAGATGGGTTTATGCCTCTTGCAAATAAGACACAAACCCAAAGACTAACAGGAATTAAAGTTGATATAGACGTTTCTAGTTATTATAGACCAAAAAATACAGATCAGTTACTTGAAAGAGTATTGGAAGAGCTAGAAGGTGATAGACACCCTGCTCAAGAAGGTCTTGCTATTTTACTTGGTGCACACACTAGACTTGAAGACTGGGTAGAGGAGATACGAAAAGCACAAAAAATGTTAGCAGACAATGTAAAGATATTGGGAGAAGAAGCATTATTGGAGGTAGAGTATCTTACCAATGCGATAAACAAATGATGACAGAGTTTACAGACGAAGTAGAAAAACAAAAGCTAAAGATTGAAGCAGAAGAGTGGGGTAAACAGTTAAAATACTACCACTTTAACAATGGAGTTAGAACTATCGAGTTCAATAACGGGTACAAAACAATACTCGACACTAATACCGACAAGGTTATAGTAAAGAAGTATGAAGGTAGCAAGTCATTACTCGATAGGTTTCTAAGCTCTTTTGGAGACTCATGGAACTAGCAGTAGCATTATTAGTAATACTAATAATTTTAATAATCATAAACAATACAAATGGGAGACACTAACATGACAAAACTAGAAATGCAACAAGTATTGCTCAATGAAATAGTTGAGGAACAGTTTGGTCGTGTCGCTATTATTTTGGAAGGTAGAGATACAGCAGGCAAGTCAGGGACTATCCGTGAGTTGACTCACTATCTACCGACTACAAAGTATTCAGTTTCTCTAAGTAATAAACCTAATGATTATGATATGGCTCATTGGCTTGAGTCATGGGAAAAGAAGATGCCCAGTAAAAATCAAATCGTTTTCTTCGACAGGAGTTGGTACTCCAGAGCGATGGTTCAAAAGTTAAATAACTGGTGTACTGATAAACAGTATGCAGACTTTATGGAACAAGTAAACGAGTGGGAAAACAAAGTGCTAAGCAACGTAACACTAATCAAAGTTTGGTTATCAATATCCGAACAAGAGCAAAGTTATAGAATTGCTAACAGAAAAGTATGTCCATTGAAGAAGTGGAAGTTCTCCCCTAACGATGCAAAAGCGTTATCACAGTATGACCAAATGACTATCTTAAAAGAGAGAGTATTGACTAACTGTGGAGAGTGGCACACCATAGACTACAACAATAAAGTAGCTGGGCGTCTATCTTTGATCACTAAAGTAGTAAACTTATTAAGGAGATAACAATGAAAATTTATGATGTAGAGATAGAACAAGATTTTACAAGAACAAAAACAGTAAGAATTATAGCGTCAGATGAAAATGACCTAGTATTAAAACTAGAGGAGAAGACTCAAGGCGATGCAAGACGTATAGGTGCAGCAGAGGAATGGAACATGACAATAGTAGCTATACACGATGAAGCAGAGTTACCTGACGCTAAAAAATTCTAAGATCGATGCACCCTCGAAGGAAAGGTGGGACAATAGTTCCACCTTTTTTTATACCCGAGAGAAAAATACTTCTTGACTTTGAAGTTATATTTTGATATAATATACCTACTGAAAAATCAGTTAAGAATTTTAGGAGAAAATTATAGACATACAAGATGAAGGTGAGGATTTATACTCAACCTTAATAGAAGAACAACAGTACAACCCCTCGCAAGCAGTTGAGATTCTAAAAATTTATTATAATATGAGCGAGGATCAAGCATGGACAGTTGCAAAACGATACCATGCAGTTAATAGGAAAGAAAATGACAAAACTAAAATCAATTCCGAAGAGCAATGTGATCCAATTCCCTACGCCTATGCGGCGGGAGGAAGTAGAATTACTAGAGTGCGAAAAGGAAATATCAATAATCAATGAGAAAGTAAAATCTCTGGCGATTGATTTAGATCACGCATCTAAGTACTTACAAGAGTTATTAGACGAACATGAAGTGCTAAAAGATGCAGTTGACAACAACAAGGACATCCTCTTCTTTGAGGATGATTGGGACGATTAGTATGGAAGACGTATTAGTAGTATTAATACTTACTGCACTTGCAGGGTGTATTGTATGGTATTTAAGTAAATATAAAAAATAAGGAGGATAAATGTCAGGAACTAAGAGAATGTTCGAGATGACAGAGCGTATCAAAGAATTAGACTTTTTAGGGTATGCAGAGCCGCTAATCGCAGAAACGATTGGCGACGAGTTTAACATAGTAAACTATCTAGCAGTTTCCATTGTGGATGGTTACTTTAAGAATGAAATAGCTAAAAATTTCAGTTGGGATGGAGATAAATCATATGGCAGCTAACTATACAGACGAACAAGTCGAAGTTATGGTTGCGTGGTATACTGCAGAGCCTACAAGAGAGACAGTAGAGATTATAGCTAAAGAAATGGATAAGAGTACAAAGTCCGTGATTGGTAAACTTTCGAGAGAAGGTGTGTACCAAAAAACAGAGTATCTCTCAAAAACAGGACAGCGACCTGTTACAAAAAAGCAAATGGTAAGTTTGATAGCACAAAATCTAGTTGGTGATAGTACTAAACTGATGGGACTAGAGAAAGCCCCAAAGGCAGATTTAAAGTACCTTTTAGACTTAGTAAGTGAGGAGTTCTTTGATGAGTAACGACCCATTTCTAAATGATATACTAAAAGGTTCAATGGAGAATACGGGAAATGTGTTTGCCATTGCAAAAGATGAAGTAGGTAAGTTACATTACCTAGCAGCAGAAACCGAAGAGCTGATAGAAAAATATTGTGAGGGTTCTTTACTAAGAGAAGAACTTGCGATAGAATCTTGGGCAGTTTGGGTTACACCAGCCGTTGTGGCTAAAGATTTCAAATGGGTAGGCGAAAGTAGGAATCCCTACAGCATTTCACGCCCCATTTATAAATACGATGATGAAGGAAACTTTATAGGCTATAGGGAGTTCAAAGAAAAGTTCTAGGACTCCTTCACGCCAAACCGTTTATACAAATATTAACTAGGGGAAATTCCTCCTTAACCCATATAATTGTCACCAGTCGTATAGGTAATTTTACATATACAGTCTTAAAAATATCGGCGATTTGGTGAAGTTGTGTAAGTTGGAATACTTTGAGGGAATCATTTAAGACCGAATAAGGTGTTACGGTCGTCGTTTTTTAGATGGTCGTAATAGTTGCAACAAAAATTCTCAATAACAATCTCTCGACTACTTCCGAGATGTCTCTCCTGAGGGAGAGCCACTCCTCGTGTCTCGAGAGTATTGAGTTAGAGAGAATTCGTTGTTTGCGTTGTCAACTACTAGATTTATATATATTTTATCACACTTTTTAACATATTACAAGTATCATTTTTGCCTAGGTGGAAAGTACAACTGTCTGTATGCGCTTCATCTAACAAAAATAAAGTGCATTTATGACTCGTTTAAAATAAAATTGTTTGCTCCAGAAGTGCATGACCAACGCAGGTATGGTATCTGCTTGGTCTCGAGAGTGTTATTGTGGGTATTTTACCAGTGATGAATTACGTTTGCAATAATAAAAACGCAAGTAAGTGCATTGAGAAGAAGGAAAATTGTACGAAGCACGGCTACCTTATCAGCATCTCTTTGAGTGCCTACCTTCGCCCCTAGGCTTTTCGCCCATAATGCCCAAAATGTCATTATAATTGTTCCGACTCCGTAATTCTTCCAAGTTGAATTAATTCTTTGCGTACAGTATCCTTCAATGCCTTTGTACTTGGCATTGAGTCACCATAGAGTTCTCGACATTGCATCTCGAACTCTTCTTTCGCAAAGATACGTTCCCAGCTGTCTGAGAACTTCTTATGGTTTGTAGGTCGTTGCTTACTTCCCTTGCTCATAGTTTTTAAACTCCTCCCATGAGAAGAAGTCCTTTCTTATGTGACACCAGAACTTGCCTTTGTATGCGTTGTGTTTTTCTTTTTTCAATTTATTTTCCTCGTCTATATAATAATGTACGTTCATTTTAACCATCTTGGTTCAGGCTGAAGCCCTGCTTTTCTTTGTTTTTGTTTACAGCGAATCGTACCTGCTGCTTTCTTCTTGCGAAGTTTATCAGATCTTTTTGTAAAGTGTTGACGCTCTCGTACCTCTTGTAGCTTGCCAGTCGCATCTACCTTACGTTTCCAGTTTCGAAGTGCTTGATCGAAACGACCTTTGTCTACTCGTACTGATGTCAATTTAGATGTGCCTCGTCTGTCTTTGTAATGTTTTGCATTAGCCTGCCCAAGTCATTTGCGATACCAAGTTGGTTATCGAGCGTAACTTGGAGAAACTTTACAACCCATGCCATATCAAACAAAAATTGGTTGTTTTGTGTATCAATCCCTCTTTTTTCTAGTTCTTCAATGAGAAGCATAGAAAGCTCTTCATTGTGTTCCTTACTTCTTTTCATTGTTGTATAGTACTCTCCTGTAAACTCAACAACATTATCTTTCATTGGTTTCATATTTTACCTCCGAGTAGAGTCGAAACTCCACCCCTTTTTGCGTAATCGCTGAACTCTCCCTCGTATAGCGTCTTCACTTCGATTTAGTAGTATGGATATTTCTCTTACTGGGTGGCATCCGTAATATTCTTTTAGATGCAAGTCTTCTTTCTCTGTCCAACGAGGGTTTTTAATCTCATACTTCTTTTTTATTTTCACAGTTATATTTTATCAAATTCAGGAAAACAAGTCAAGAACTTTTTTCGATTATGTGGTAAATATTTCTTGACTTTTATACTATATTTTGCTACAATATATGCTCAGGAGAAAAATTATGAATGAATATGAACTTATAGCGTATATCCTAGTCCTCTCAGGAGTAGCATACACTTCTTTTAAGATTGGAGTGACAGAAGGAATACAAGATGCAATTTTTTACTTCGAAGAAAAAGGAGTGATAAAACTCGACAAAGAGGACTAAAAAAATTGTTCTTGACTTTCGGTGAAGTTTTTAGTATAATATAAGAATGAAAAGTTCAGTTTTTAACTGAGCTGTTTCCAGAGCTACGTTCAGTAGAGGGCGGGATAGAAAGTATACTCACTTCTTTGCAATGAAGATGAAAATTAGTCAGTATACGGGATTTTCATTAATAGAGATGCCGAAAGGGTCTCATAGAGTCGTCCGAAAGGAGACTAACAGGAGAAATAATATGGTAGTACAATTACCAACAATACACGACCTTAACAGGTCATGGATTGGAGCAGATCGTTTTTTCGAAAGGTTCGCTTCAATGCCTACATACGAAGATAATTCGTATCCACGTTTTAATGTAACAAAGGACGGGGTGAAATATCAAATAGAGATTGCACTTGCGGGTTACAAAAAAGAGAATATAACCATCGAAAGGGTCGATGGAAGGCTTGAAATTCGTGGAGAAAAGAATCTGAAAGATGTGGCAGACGAGTCATATTTACATAGAGGAATAACAAGAAAAGCTTTCAAACGAGCTTTCACTATTACAGATGATGTGCTAGTGGATGGAGCAGAGTTTATAGATGGCATACTTACTGTTGACCTTCATGTGGAGATACCAGAAGAAAAAAGACCTAAAATTATAGATATCACATAACGGAGGCGTATTGGACGCCTAGATTACACAGGAGAAGAAAGTGTTGCATAGAATCGCAAGTGGTGATTCTTTGGAAACGTTGAGGTTTCTTAGACAGAAAGCAGTATCGGTCTTATATCTATTACCAGCAGTAATAGGTGTATATGGCTTTTTCGCTTTTATGTTCTGGGCAAGCTAAGATAACTAAGGTCTTTTATAGTTATATTTATGATAACAATAACAGAATTAGCAAAGAATAAAATCACAGAGAGGCTAGGGAACGATTTCCTACGCCTCTCTCTTTCTGGTGGAGGTTGCAATGGCTTCCAATATTTGTGGGATATAGCAGATATAGCAAATCCAGATGACCATGTAATAGACCAAGTTATAGTAGTAGACACACACAGTATGGGGTTTCTTCACGGATCTATCATAGATTGGAAAGAAACATTAGTAGAAACAGGGTTTGAAGTACACAACCCTAATGTTATAAGTGCCTGTGGGTGTGGCATTTCAATGGGATTTTAAATGAAACCAAGTAATAAATGTATAGAATTAGTAAAGCACTTCGAAGGGTTTGAAGAGCAGGCATACTTATGTCCAGCAAATGTATGGACAATAGGATATGGACGTACTAGAAACGTAAAAGAGGGAGATTTAGTATCAGAACCTCAAGCAGAAAGAGATTTGAAAGAAGAATTAGATGAGTTCTCAGAGCAAGTACTAAGAGTAGTTGACGTAGAACTTACACAAAATGAGTTTGATGCATTGACATCATGGACTTATAATTTAGGAGTAGGCAACTTACAGAGCAGCACACTTTTGAAAAAATTAAATACAGGTGATAAGAATTCTGTTCCATCAGAAATGTTGAGGTGGAACAAAGCGGCTGGTAAAGTTCTAGAAGGACTTACGAGACGAAGACAAGCAGAGGCAGACTTGTGGGAAGTACAATAGTTAAATTAAAAACATTTTGGCTTTGGCTTATATCAAAGCTATTCCCAAGATACACTCTCAGGGTTAGTTATAATAACACTTGGGGAGATCAAGACGATCAAGAGTTTATAGTAAAAAAGTTCCACAAAACACAAGATAAGTATTTGAAGTTTATAACACACGAAGGAGACTTAGTTGAAATACGAGGAGCAGACGGACTAAATTATAGGATAGAACAATTATGAACCAATTTTTAATAGGGCTTATCGTACTACTAGGACTTGCATGTTGGTTTTTATATGGTGAGAATAAAACACTTGCCTCAAATAACTTAGCACTTGAAGGAGCAGTAGCTACACAGCAAGAAGCTATAGAAGGTTTGCAACAGGACTTCTCATTACAGACAGAAGCACTCAAAGCACAGACTTTAGTTAGCCAAGCAGCTCAAAGAGAATTAAATAGATACTCACAGTTTATAGCAAACTATGAGTTATCAGCAAAGATACTGGAAGACCCAGTAAAAATGGAAAGGAAAATAAATAATGGAACAAAGCACATATTCGAGGAAATCGAAAAACTTAGTGATACTGTTGACAATCTCGATGATGGTCTCCAGTTGCAGCATGCTGGGAACTAAACAGATTGAAATTCAAGCCAAACCGCTAGACCGCACAATCGTACAACCAGTTATGCCTAGAGAGTTAGATCTCAAGGAGCCTAAATGGTTTGCCGTAACAGACAAAAACATAGAAACATTTCTTATAGATATAAAAGAACAAGAAGGTGAAGTAATATTTCTTGCAATGTCTGTGCCTGACTATGAAGTCATGTCTTACAATATGCAAGAACTAAAGCGTTACATTACTGAAATGAAAGATGTGGTAGTCTACTATCGAAAAGTAACTATGCCACCAAAGAAGGAAAAGTCGTGAAACAAACATACGAAATAAAAATAACTTGTGAAATAGACGTTGACGAAGACGGTCACCCACGTGACTGGATAGACGAAGCTATGGAAGAAGGGCATTGGAAATATAAAATAAATAAAGTCTACGGAAAAGATATAACACCGATAGATAAAGAAGACCCTGCACATAAATGGATAAAAGATTTTAAATGACACCTACAAGAAATAATTTACAGTCAGCTCTTGAGGGGCTGAAAAAACAGCTTGAGGTTACAAAAAACCCAAGTGAGATTTCTCGCATAGACGCAGAAATCACGGAGTTGCAGAAGTTACTTACTTTTGGGACTAAAAAGGAGAAAAAATGGAGCTAATAAAAGGATGGATGAGTTGGGTGAAAGCCCGCGTATCCGAACGAACTTCATGGGACGGAGCAATATTAGTAGTACTGGGAGTACTGGTAATATTTATGAATCCACTAGCCAAACTTTTGGCATGGGTCGCGCTACTTTGGGGTGCATGGACAATCTATAAAGAGGAGTTATAATGTCAATGCCACCTGGACAATTTGCGGGAGACATGGATAGGAATGAGGTCGAAATTGATCTAAATAAGTTCATGGCACTCCTTCAAGAAAAGAGTGAGCTCAAAGACAGGATTAGAGAGCTAGAAGATATAAATAATGTAAACCCTTATCAGAAAGTGGTATTCTTGGCGCAAACAGTTGATAGCTGGAGAATATTTCCGAGAGCGTTTCTAAGTATTTATATGTTTCTTCTCTATTATGCAACCTTTTGGTTCATGGATTTGCCCGAGCCTTCGCTCGAGCAATCAGGCTTAATATCAGTATTAGTCGGCGCAGGCGCAGCTTGGTTCGGACTATACGCTGGAACACATAAAGCCCCCACGGCAGGACAAGATAAAAAGTAATTAAATCCTTCAGCTACGCATTTGCGCAGAGCATGGAGGAGGTGATCGTATCTTACAGAGTACGCTCTGTTCTGCTGAAGCACAACTAACAACACTCATGTATTTGGGTGTTGTTCCCACCTTCCCTCAAAATATTTCTTGACTTACAAACTTAAATTTAGTATAATACTACTAATGAATATTTTTATCTTAGACACCGACATTGACAAGTGTGCCGAGTACCATGTAGACAAACATATTGTAAAAATGCCTCTTGAGGCAGCACAAATGCTATGTACTACACATTGGATAGACCAGTATCTAGGATATAAACCAAGGAAATTAGAAAAGAATGAACTACAATTATTACGAGAGGTCAAAACTAAAGACCCCCGCTATGTACCTTATCTCCCTACTATGCATAACCACCCTTGTACCATCTGGGCAAGAGAGTCGCTCGATAACTACGAGTGGCTATACTGCTATGCACTCGCTCTCAATGACGAGTATGGGTATAGATATGGAAAGACCCACAAGTCTGTGCAAGAGGTGGTACTTCGGTTACCCGACCTTAGACATATACCACGAATCGGGCTTACACCCTTTGCTATGGCAATGCCAGATGATCTTAAGTCCGATGACCCGATACAATCGTATCGCGACTTCTACCACTTTGACAAGGCAACATTTGCTAGCTGGAAAGGAAGAGACAAGCCAGTTTGGTGGGATGAGGAGTTAGCAGATTATGAGAATCGTATTACAAGATAAACCAATGAGAATAACAGTATGCTTTCCACCTACACATACTAAAGAACAAATAGATGCGTGGTTGGATAAGTATTGGAAAGGAAGGAGAAAATTACATTAATGGAAAAAGCAACATTTGACGAGTATGGTAAGTTTGTACTTAGTACTACATCTACACAAAGTTTAGATACTAGAGAACTTACAGATCGTTTATTAGAATTAAGAGAACACACTCAGGCACACAAGCCCGTAGAATTTTCGCAGTTACTAACTGCATCTATAGGTATGCAAGCTGAATCAGGAGAGTTCTCGGAGATAATCAAAAAGATTATCTTTCAGGGGAAAGAATACACACCCGATGAAAGGTTTCATCTCAAACGTGAGTTAGGAGATGTCCTTTGGTATTGGGTACAGGGTTGTACAGCACTAGGCTATACACCACAAGAAGTGATGGAAGAGAACATCACAAAACTAGAAGCCAGATACCCCAACGGCTTCGAAGTAGCAAAATCAGAATTTAGACAAGAAGGGGATATATAATGGAGAAAAGAAAAATACCTGCGCACCATAGACAAGCCTTTGCAGAAGTAGAAGCTTGGAGAGAAGATAAACAATTATTTGGTGTAGAGATCGCAGAACAGATAGCTATAGATAAAGAAAGAGGAGATATATAATGGCAAATCATGTATATTTTGGAGCGTCTATAACAGGAAATCAAGAATGTATAGACGCATTTAAAGACGCTATGAAAACAGAGAAGTCTTTATTCTATACAGATTCGGAGGGAGTAAACCATTATCATGATGTAGTTATAGATCTAGATAAACTTGGGTTTATGCCTGTCGGAACTTATGATGAAGATGACTATTTAGAAAACTCATGGGAGTACTACGTAAACAACGTTGGTGCAAAGTGGTGTAACATAGATGATATCGGAGAAGAATACTTCTCAGGTTATTCTGCATGGTCACCACCAATTAAATTTGTAGAGTACTTATCCGAGCACTTAGTACAGTTTGATAGCGAAGTAAAAATTAAACTTTCCTATGAGGATGAGTTTAGAAACTTTATTGGAACTGCACATGTTGAAGATGGTTTAGCTGATGTAGAAGAGTTAGAAGGCGATGAAATATCCGAGTGGTTACATACCGCTTTAGATATCGAGGAACTTCCAGATGACTTTGATTGGTCAGAAGAACGAGACGAGCTAGATGGGTGTCCAGCGGATGAGTGGATAGAATCTAAAGTCTGTGATTGGCTGGAGGAAAACTAAATGGAAATATTTTTATTACCTGTAACTATAGGTAAATATGTATTTAGTGCAATAGTTTGGGTACTTTTATTTACTATCATTACACAAACTGACAAGTATTATGACACTCGAGACTGGTGTCTTGAAAAGTATGAAGAATACAAGGAGAGAAAAAGTGCAAGAAGAGAAAATTAAGTATAAGTTTAATGAGGATCATATACTAGAAGTAGTAAAAGGGTATATAGATATTACATACGAACAGCATTACAGTAAAGGTAACATTCAAACTACAGAAATAATTTTTGACGCAGATCATGGCGAAGGGTTCTGTATAGGTAACATAATTAAGTATGCACAGAGATACGGCAAAAAAGATGGCAGAAATGACGCAGACCTATACAAAATCATTCACTATGCAGTAATATTGCTCGGTATGTTAGATAAGAAAGAAGAAGCTGACTTTGTCGAGTATGAGAATCAACTACAATTAGATATGGATTAGTATGGCAAAAAGAGGAATTAGAGCAAGAAGTCATGAGGATTTAAGTCCTGCGAACATTAAAAGAGTTATCGCAGCGTTAGAGGAAGGAGCTACAAAGAAAGTAGCTTGCGAAATGTTAAGAATTAGTTACAATACGACTAGACTTAACAATATATTAGAAGAGTTTCATGCAGAGCAAACCAGAATAGCTAGTAGGAAAGCTAGAAATAAAGGCAAACCAGCCGCAGAGCATGAGATCAAACAAGCAATTACAGATTATATCGAAGGAGATAGCATCACAGATATTGCAAAAACATTATACAGGTCAGCAGCTTTTGTCAAGGGAATTATTGATAGAGTTGGAGTACCTAGACGACCTGTAGGAGAAGAGAAAGCATCGGAAGTTTTACTTCCTGATGTTTGTATAAAGGAGGAGTTTCAAGAAGGAGAAATAGCTTGGAACTCTCAATATCATATGCCATGTGTTATAGGAAGAGAGTGGACTTTAGAGTACCAAGATTCCATGCCTGGAATTAAAACTTTGAATTACGAAAAGAAATATGGAGCAAAAATGTATGCTGTATATAACTATAACTTACATAGCTATGATGAATCAATCAAGACTTTAGGTTGGTGGACTGGTAGAAAGAAACTAGGTTTCAATAGCCATACACTTGCATATCGTCTAGGAAGTCTCGAGCACTTAAAAGAATATGGAGTAACGTTCGAGTGATGAAAAGGAGAATAGATGGATTTTTTATATTTCTATTTATTATTTGCTTTTTCAGGAGCTTTTACAACAATGATCACAGTATGGTATCCCGCCTTTGAGGCAGCTAAAATGCTTGATCCGAATAACATTGTTTGTCAGAAACGAGGACTTTACTTGTTTTTGTGCTTTGGTTTTTCAGTTGTATTCGCACCTGCATTACTTATAATAATATTAAACACGGAAGAGTTTACAAAAGCATTTGTACGCTCTATACTAGGAAAAGACTAATGAAAGATAGAATAAAAAACGCACTCATTAAGAAGTACGAAGGTGATATAGCAGCCGCAAATGCTAATATAGAAATATATCTACAGCACCCTGTAGGTATAGGTGAACACTCAGATGTAATAGCCGCCCTGGATGAACAAATCGGGATAGCAGCTACAGCAGAGGAGAAACTAAATTATACAATGGGAATCAAGTAGGAAGCTAACCATAAGAAAAATACTTCTTGACTTTTGGTTCGTAATTTAGTATAATAGAAAATATGAATGAAAATACTGACAATAAACACGGCACACCCAGAAATGAGTACGAGAGAGAAATTAGAGAACTCAATCGCAAAGTTTATAGTCTGTATCAGAAAGTAGAACAACTAATGAAGGAGAATCATGAACTGTCCAAATTGCAACAGTCTCAATATAAATCAGAGAGCTGATATCGTTCAATACGATGTCGACACTAGACCTATAGCTATAGTCGTACCCGTTATGACTTGCAAAGACTGTGGAGAAAAATGGACAGACGATAGGGCAGAAGATGCACTTTGGAGAGCATCACACTAAATATCTCTTGACTTTATTAGAAATGTCTTCTATAATATAAATATGGGAGACAGATTTTATCAACAACAACTCGAAGCAACAGGGTCTTACCCTGGCTTTAGAGGTACAAAACGGAGACGAAGAATGGCTTGGACAGACGAATCAAAAGAACAAGCGGTTAAATTATATACAGAAGCAGAACCTACTCCAGAAACAAGTATGGAAGTAGTGAAAGACATAGCTGAGGAATTAGGCGAGAGCCCAAATGGAGTCAGAATGATCTTAACAAGGGCTGGCGTATATGTTAAAAAGAATCCTTCAGCAGGTAGTTCATCAGGCGGCAGTACTGGTGGTGGTAGAGTAAGTAAAGATGCAATGCATCAAGAGCTTTCCGCTGCTATTACAGACGCAGGTCAAGAACCCGACATGGATATTATAACAAAGCTTTCAGGTAAAGCAGCACAATATCTAGCTGGAGTTATTAACGCAGTAAACGGTTAACCCACCTGAGGATGCTAGGAGTATGACAAGGTGCTCCTAGCATTTTTACATTCAAAATTTTTAGCATATTTCTTGAATTAAACATACTCGGTAGCGTGGTTTCTTATAAACAAAACAAAGGAATCACTCGTGAAAAGAGACGAATTTATAAACAAGGTGACCGACTGTGGTGATGCAATCATTACCTATAGAAGCACCAATTCTCGCAAGTTAAAGTACAATGTCTGTACTTTAGATTTTACAACCCCCTACATACAGCAAAAGCGTAACAGAGCCCGACCGACAAAAGACACAGTTCTTTTATGGTGCTGGGACACTGATTCTTATCGCTTGCTGAGACCTGCCAATGTGACAAATATTACCCCTTTATCAAGTATATTGAGGAACACACGATGGTAGATTTATTTCAGGAACCAGAATTTTATTCTCGTATCATTCACGAAAGTGAGGACGGCTACGAGCAAATACGCTTAGTAGTCAATACATTCTACGGAAAGGAATATTTACACTTTCGAAAATACTATTTAGATTTTGGAGGTGAATGGCAAGCTACGAAACAGGGAGTTTCAATGCCATTAGACATGACAAACTCAAGAGAAATGTTCGCTGGATTAGTAGAACTACTCTCACTAACAGAGAACAAAACAGAAGTATATAAATACTTTAAAGACGTTATAGAAGATTCTTATTCTTGACGCCAAACCGCAAATACTTCTTGATTTATCAAGCTATTGCCTTCATAATATACAAATGGCAATAATATATGGAAACATGAGATACAGTTTTAAAGGAAAGAAACGTAAGCCACTTCCACGCAAGTCGAAGAAAGCTATACGCAGACCGCAAACTAAAGCAAAGATATCCTTACATGCACGAATTCGCATGGAGGCAATGAACGCACATACCGAGAAGTACCCTTCTTGGGAAGGCGACAAACTATCACCTTGTGTACTCGAGGACGATTCTTACAAAGAAGAAGCCAAACGCAAGTACACAGTAGCGATACCTTACAACAAAGGTAGCTATCAGGTAGTTCCTATCGAAGATTTAGAACATATCGGAAAATAATTCTTGACTTGGAAGTTGTATTTTGATATAATATATAAATGGAAAATTTAACGAAGTTACTAGATAAAGCGAGCGAAGGTTACTACGCAGGCATACCAACACTATCAGACGAAGAGTTCGATAGACTAGCACAAATTGCTCAGTATGCCAAAGTTGGTTCACCTAGCGGTAGAACACCACACGCTTTTCCTATGTATTCACTTCAGAAAGTTTTTAAAGGGGACGATAAAAATCCCCTTCCATACGGGGACGTAGTAGTCACACCTAAATTAGACGGATCAGCAGTATCATTACTGTATGTAGAGGGAGAGCTTTCACAAGTTCTTACTCGAGGAGATGGGAAGACAGGGTTGGATATTACAGATAAGTTCCTTGCATGGAATAATATACCTAAAAAGATAGACATTACGTCTAAGCTTTTTCAAGTCACGGGGGAGGTAGTTGCTCCCAAATCCGTACCCAATTCGAGAAATTATGCTGCAGGTGCTTTAAACCTGAAAGATATTCCCGAGTTTCTCTCCCGAGACTTGTTTTTTGTAGCGTATGGTATAGAGCCTAGCCCTATGCAGAAGTGGACAGGAGACATGGACTTATTAGATCGTCATGGATTCAGTACTGTAATGAAGGAGGGATTATCGCAATTTCCTCACGATGGTACAGTATGGAGAGTCAATGACAACCAACAATTTAAAAGTCTGGGTTATACAGCTCACCACCCAAGAGGGGCATTTGCATTAAAAGAACAGAAAGAAGGTGTTATCACAACTTTGCTAGATGTCGTATGGCAAGTAGGAAAGTCAGGAGTGGTCTCGCCAGTAGCTATTCTAGAACCTTGTGTAATAGGAGAGGCTACAGTTAGTAGAGCAACGCTACACAATAAGTCTTACATTGAAGCACTCGGACTTTACATAGGTTGTAAGGTAGAGGTTATCAGGTCAGGAGAAATAATTCCTAGAATTGTAGGACTTGCAGAAAAATAAATCTTGACATTTGATGTCAGATTTAGTATAATATAATAATTGATAAAAAGAGTAGATGAAACAACAAGCAATAGAAATTCCTGATGTATGCCCTTC